GCGTGCGATTTCCTCACGAGTCCTGTTGAGTAGGATGCCGAGACGGTCCAACTCTTCGATTTTCCCACGGAGAAAAAAGCCCATAGTCGCCACCACGATGCTCAGTACGATGTTCCAAAGCATCATTTCCATGTCAGCACTTCCAAGCCCGGAGGGACTTGTTGATGCGGCTATTAGGGTCATTCGCGGTCTTCTTGCTCGTGAGCTTCTTTTTCATACCCGTCATGCGCGCACAGAATGACTTCTTACGCGGACCGCCTTCGGGCTGCGGTGCCTTGAGACCGGGCTTGCCCGGGTTGGCTTTGTTGTAAGACGCACGACCCTTGGCGTTCAGCCCGCCAGACTTCGCTTTGCCTTCTTTGCGTTGCCATGCGGGTGTCTTAGCCATTAGACAAAACGTCCTTTAGTTTTGCCCTTAGTAGCGCAGCCGTCGGCACGCTTCGAGGCAGTTGAGCCGCCCTTGGCCATCTTCTTGACCTTGCCGCCCTTACGCATCGCTGGGGCTTCTTCAGCCATCATAACTTCATCCATCATTGGACGACCGCGCATACCCATGGGGGCTTGTTCAGCTACCATGACGTCTTCCATCATCGGACGACCGGGTTGCGCTGGCTTCTTCTTCTTTTTAGCTAGTGCCATACCTATAACGCCTAAACCGCCGTTACGGGCGATTTTATTAACCGCACCCTTATTGGTCGCCGCGAGTCCGGCGAGGCCAAACATACCACTTTTCCCAAGTTTCTTCATGGTATCCATTATGCTGCTTCCTTCTGTGTGGGGACAATCATTGGGTAGAGAATATCATCGCCGTAGTTGCCGATATATTCCTGTACGCCCATGTGGCCCAGTGTGATTGTGGGGTCTACCCACACTTCAAAACCAAGCTCCCGTGCACGGTCGCAGAAGAGGAAGTCCTCTCCGATATAGCCTTCGTCGGTGACAAGGAAATCGAACATAGCGTTTAGCATGCGGTCGGACCGCGTGTCGTAGTAGCTCCACTCTGGGTGGGCTGCAGACATCTGCTCAAACACTTCGCGGCGTACCAGCATAAATGCTGTAGCTACACGCTTCGCACGGACCAGACCCATGTTGTTCATGGAAAGCTGGTTGTTCTCGTCGTGGTCGAGAGTAGCTATATAGTTTTTGGTTTCGCTGCGCGTACGGGGAACCGCAGCTACAATACCCTTCTTAGGGTCGGTGCCCCACGCCATAAGGCGGAACACATCTTGTGCCTCGAAGTTAATGTCCGAGTCGATAAACATTAGGTAGTCGCAGTTAGACTCAAGCAGGTCTTGCGCCAGCAGGTTGCGCGCACGAGAAACAACCGAACACCCGCATATACTGCCGATGTGAAGTTCAATTCCGTGTGCCGCAGCCTGCTGAGCAAAACGAGCAAGAGAAACAGCTAGCTTCAAGGATACCTTGAAGTCGTACGCTGGAAGAGCGATGAAGACGCTCTTACCAGCTAAGTCGTAGCTTTGTTCCTGTTGCATATCCGCATAACCCCCTATCGAGCTATTAAGCAGCGGTTGTGAGTGCAGTCCATGTGGTCGAGCCGTTTGTATTGATATACGCACGAGTCGAAGTCGTGCTACCATCGCTACGAAGGTAGAGCGAACCCTGCGCAGCAGCAACAGTCGGAACACCTGAACCAACATAGATACCCATGCCAGCAGCGACGTTAGTTGCGATGAATGCAGAAGCACCACCAGCGACAAGGCCCGAAGCGCTGTCAGCGGTGATGTTGCCGGTAGCGGTAAGCGTAGTTACCGAAGTAGCAGCTCCGAATGTACCAGTTACGGTTACAGTGCCGGTTGTGGCGTTGATTGAAATTGTTTGGAAGCCGTTCTCAGAGCGAACTGGACCGTTAAATGTAGTATTAGCCATGACTTTCTCCTGTGTAGTAGCAACTCGTACGTACCGTCTCTACTAAGTCCGCTGGGCCGGTCGGTACGAATATTGTTCCCTAGTAACGTAGATATAGCACAAATAAAAAAGAAGGGAAGAGATTTCTCTCCTCCCTTCCCCCCGTTCCCTTGAGCTACGCTCTCGGGGAAACTATTAGGCTGCGCCTTCGCTGCCGTACATACCCAGAGGGTCTGACCAGCCGAACGAATAACGCTCACGAGCCTTGTAACGTACGTTACCGGTGTCGAAGTCACCGTCCATGCCCGTCGCCATTGGCGTACGAACAAAGTGCTTCAGACCGTTTGGCACGTCGGTGGTCAAGAACCACGCGTCAGTGTCGGTCAAGAAGTGGTTTACGGCGTAACCTTCTGGGATAGAGCCATTCGACTTGATTGCGTTGATGTCGTTGTCTGCAGTCGAAACGCGAAGTTCGGTTTCGAGCAAGCGAGTAGCAACAAACATCAGGCTTGGCGGTACGATGAGCTTACGCGGTTTAGCCGCGATGAGCAGGCCACGTTCATCCGTCCACGCTGCAATCTGAATTACAGCCGCTTCAAGCGACGTTTCGTTCAAATCAGCAGGAGTGCTTGGGATGTTCGAGTTCGTGCCACCAGAAACCAATGGGTGCGAAGCCGAGAACAATGGTTGACCGTCACCGCCAGTGTAGTCGGTGTCGAAGCCGTTGTTCAAGACTGCAGCAGCCTTAGTTTGCTTGGTGTACGACATGGCGCGAGCCAATGCCTTCGTGTAACGCGACGACAGCGAGTCGTACAAGTTATCTTCAATCGCTTCTTCCGTGAGCGAGAACCCGAGGGCAATCGTTTCGTGGTTGTAGCGAGCTGTGAAGACTTCTTGACCGTTGTCGTATGCGATGGCCGAACCTTCGTTCTTGACTGGAGCAGCCGAGAAACCAGAAAGCTTCGTTTCTTCTTCGAACGAACGTTCGGAAGTTTCCGTTTCGTAGATTTCTTTGTGCTCTTCGCCGTAACGTGCATACTCGAGGCCGAACAAAGCGTTCAGTCCGGGCAACAGTTCTTTAAGAAGTTGTGCGCGTGAAATTGCCATTATTCAGTCTCCTTATGCCAGACCGGTTGGGTTGAGGTACTGATGAGTGCCTTGGTTCCACTTGACGATAACTTCGGTGTAAGAACCGGGGCTACCTGCAATAGCGGTTTCAGGAACAACATCCACAACGCGGATTGGCCACGTCGAAGTAGTACCTTCGGTCGAGTCTACACCCACCTTAGAGTTACCGTTCGAGGTCGAGCCTACGTTGTTCGCACCGTTAGCGAGCTTCACGTTCGAACCGACAGCGGCTTGAGTGAGGTAGCTTACAGTGTTCGAGTTGGTACCAGCACATACAGCAACCTTGAACAATGCATCAGGGTCTTCCTGAACATATGCTTTGATGTCTGTGATGTTCGTGGTGCCGGGGTAGTACTGACGGAATGTCAGACCAAAGGTTGGGTCCGTATAGGTACAACCAAGTCCTTGCCAACTGTACCGCCTGCGAGCAACTTAACGACGTCACCATAGAAAATGGCAGTCGAAGAGTTGGTTGCGATTGGAAGTTCGCGAGTAGCACCAGCAAAAACCTGTCCGCCAATCAAATTGATTGGGATTAGCCCGTAAGGGCTGGTAACAGAAGGGTATGCCATATTATAGCTCCTTTAGCTATTTGCCTTTGCCAAATGACGTCGTAGACCGTTTTTCCCTGAAGAGAGGCATACGAGCGTCGTTCTCACGCATGAAGTTATTGTCCACTGACTCCATCTGAGACTGGTTTTTGTTAGCGAAGTATTCCTTACGCTGACGCATCAGTTCTTCTGGTGCCTTGCACAACAACAGTCCTGCGACTTCGATGTTGTTTTTGAAACGGCTATCTGGGTCCACCAACATTTGGAACTGGGGTTGCTCCTCGATGGCCACTGGCTCCCAACCTTCCCGTAGTTTGGACGAGACGTTGCTAGCATCGTTTTTACCCATCGACGATACACGTATCCAACGATACGCATACCCAGCTTGCTTGTCCGGTTCTGGCAGGGTCGATGCCGGTTGCCATACTTTCGGACGTTCAGCTTCTACACGAGTTTCACGAGGGGCACGGGTCGAACCCGCTTTACCTTCTAAGGCGTCAATAATATCAGTCATTTTACTTCTCCATCTTCATAAGTTCACGGGCATACTGTTCTGGGGTTAGACCCAGTTTACGAGCAATTGCCAGTTGGGACTGTTTCAACACAATCTTTTTGGGGGACCGTGTACGTGAGGCTGGAGCAACGACCGGTGACGCTTTTTGTTCACGTGCAGCTGGTTTGGTGTCGCCATTATCCATTTCATCCCCGAAGTAATCGGAGAAGCGACGGCGCATAGTTTTGTCTACAACGCCCCAATATTCGTCGGTACCTGCAAATTGCGGGCCACGTTCATTTATGAGCCTCTGATGAAGCCCAAGAGCAGCTGCGGTCATTTCCGGGTCTGTACCATACCACGTATTGCGCTCTTGCCACGCCATAGTTTTCTGGTCAGGCTGCGGAACTTGCACCTGCTGTTGAGGTATTTCTACCTCGTTATCTTCCTCTTGTAAAGTAGGACGATAATTATTTATTTGCTGCATGCGGTAATTAGCCGCTGCAAGCTTCTCCTGAGCGTCCGCTAGACGGTCTGCATCTCCAGACTCGTACGCTTCTTTGAACTCACGTTTAGCCGCTGCAGCTTCATACTCCGTGGCTTGCTTATAGCTACCAATCAAGGACTGTTCGCCTTGAGCTATAGTGCTCTTTAACTTGCGGTTCTCTTCAAGAACACGCTGCGCAACAGACAAAGCTTCTGCCTTTTCACGCATTTCGCGTTCTTTTTCACGACGCTCGTCATGCCAGACTTTCTTCATCTGCTTCAGACGGGTCTTAACTTTATCCGAGTACTCTTCGAGTTCGTCGGCTTCTAGCTCTTCGACAAG